GCTGTGAGCAAATTTCGCGACAAGGCACTGCATGCTCAGGCTGTCGCGTCAGCCAAGCGTAAGTTCAAGGTATGGCCATCCGCCTATGCAAGCGGGTATGTGGTGCAGCAATACAAACGGCTGTACAAGAAAAAGCACGGTTCGATGAGCGGTGCCTTTCGTGGTGACGACCTGGGCAAGTGGTTTAACGAGAGCTGGGTAAGGATCACTTCAACGGGCAAGATCGCCGGTCCTTGTGGTGGGCGCTCAAGTAAGGAAGGTAAACCGAAGTGCCTACCCAAGGCCAAGGCTCAGTCACTGACTACGGAGCAACGCAAACGCCTAGTTGCGCGTAAACGTGCTGCAGATCCAAACCCCAATCGACGAGGGAAAGCAATTATGACAAGTAGTAAGCCGCAAAATGATGCCACAAAGCTGGCTCGGATGATGAAAGATAAGAGTAAGAAAAATGTTAAGGTCCGAGATCGGCTGGCAAAACTAATGGATGGCTACAAAAAGCGAAACAGCTACTGAGTTTTTGCGATAGACAGGAACAACTGGACTTAGATATTGCCAGCGGCCACTGCAGCACTAACGGGTGCCTTAGGGGAGACTGCTTTTCAGCAGTACTTCCTGCAGCAGGGCTGTTTTGTTGCAGCGCCAGTGTATGACTTATGGAAGACCGACTTTGTTATTGAGTGGGAAGGGCGTCTAAACAAAGTCAACGTCAAGACAATGTCGAAGGCACCTAACGCTTATCACGTTCAACTTCAAACCGGTGGTGCAGTACGTCGTCGTACCTACAGAGAAGGAGAAATCGACTATTTCGGCGTAGTCAACTTGGAATACGACAAGATCTGGATGATTCCGTTGGCCGACGTACAGGGCCGCACGTTGATTTCTTGGATCCCACCAGAAAGGCGTAAAAACAAGTTATCTAAGCGGGCGATTAATTGGGATCAGTACCGCATTAAATGAGAACAGGTCCCGATTTAAGTAACCAATACTTAATTTTCGGTAGTATCTAAGTATGGGACAAGTTTCTCGGTACGATTACGGACAAGTAACCAAGTCTGAAAAAACAGACGAAGGTTATTTGAAAGTTTGGTGTAAAGCTGCCCGTGTGGGCACTCAGCTTTATACCCGTGGTGATGGCTCTCAAGTTCGAGAGTATCGCCCAGAAGATGAGGTTTCTGATCCAGACTCTCTCGCTTCATTCGGGATGAAAGCAGTCACCCTTAATCATCCAAAGGTGCTGCTGGATTCAAAAACCACGAAACTCCATCAAGTTGGGCATGCGGGTTCGCATGTTCGTTTCTCCGATGGCTTTGTTGAAGTCGCTCTAGTCATTACTGACGAAGAAGCGATCAACTCAATCGAGCGTGGAGACACACAAGAAGTTAGTGCGGGTTACCGCGTTGACTATGACCCAACTCCTGGTGTCACCCCTGAAGGAGAGTCTTACGACGGCATCCAGCGCAACATCAAAGTCAACCATATTGCTTTGGTTAGTCGCGGTAGAGCCGGAAGAAATGCTCGCCTATTACTCGATTCCTGTGATCGCAATGATGCGGTGGCAGAGGTCGAACCCCCGTCGAATTCCGCCGATTTATCCATGGCACGAATCACTCTGGACGGGCTGGAAGTTGAGATTCCTGCAGATTCTGCAACAGCCGTGAAGTCCTTCGTGAAGGATTCTGAGCGGGGCATGGCAGAACTCCAGCAGAAGCTGGACGCGCAGGTAGAAGAATTCCAGGCCGCAACCAACGAAAAAACCGAACTCCAAGAGCGTGTTGATAACGCTACTGGACGTATTGAAGAGCTTGAAAAGCAACTGGCTGAGGCCGTTGCCGCTTCCGAACAACGCTCTGACGCTGAGGAGATTAATTCAGCCGTCAATAAGCGTATCGAGGCTCTGAACAAGTTCGCACCAATTCTTCCCGAGGACTACAAGTTCGACGGCGAAGATGAAGCGCAGATTATGGCGCTTGCTTATCAGAATGTCTTCGAGAAGGAAGCACGCGAAGATGCATCTGCAGATTATCTGCTGGGTGTACTTGATGGTGTGCTCGCCGCTATGGAGGACATCGAAGAGGACCAAGAAGAGATCAAAGCTGACGCTGATTTCGCCCCTGAAGAGGATGGCTCCAACGTCGCTGAAGTCCGCGCTGCTTTGAGTGCAGTTCAAGCCTCTGAGAAGTTCGATGCCCAGGACGCCTACCGCGAGCGACTGCTCAACGCTTGGAAGTCCGATCTCTCTGCCAACGCTTGATAGGAGAAATTATCAATGTCCGTTTCTTACACCGATACAACCGTATCGAATCCAGAAGGTGCTCAGGGTTCGTACCCCCTAGCCCAAACCAAAGGCCACGAAGGCATGCTTGCTGATTTGCAAGCCTATGTGTCTCGTTCTTACCGGAACGAAACCGGCGCTGTTGTTCCTTTCGGCCACCTGCTGATCCAGAACGGATCCGGCACTGTTGATGCATCCGGCAAATTGCCTGCTGGTGCTTCCGCTACCGACGTTGTTGGTGTCGCGATTGACTCCAACACCTTCACCATCGATGCAGATGCTAAGACTGCTGATGGCCGGGTCGGATACAAAAATAAGGCCACGATGAACGTGCTCACCTCTGGTGTGCTCTATGTGTTCAGTAAGGACGCCATCGCAATGGGTGATGCCGTTCGCGTCTATCACACTGACGGTGCATCTGCCTCATCAGATGGCTCGTTCAAGGGGCGCTATGGCAAGACCGCCGCTGCTGGAAAGACCTTCGAGATCACATCTGGTGCTCGTTGGCTGAGTTCCTGCGCCGCTGGTGGCATCGCTCAACTTGAGATTGATGTCAACGCCCTCGCAGTTTCCGCTGATACTTGATAGGAGTTATTACTAATGTCTAATACCAACGTAAGGACCGATGATGTCGGTCTTTTCCTGAGCAGAGAGCTAGAGACAATCCTTTCAAGGGTGCTCGAAGTTCAGTATGCGGATCTGAAATACGCATCTATTCTGCCCGTCTCGACAGAAGTGGCGGAGACCTCAGAGGCTTACACGTACCGCGTGTTTGATGCCCAGGGCAAGATGAATGTCATCCAAGACAAAGCATCTGACCTGCCCCGCGCTGATGTGCTCCGTAAGGAAATCACCCTGCCTGTTCGTTCACTTGGTGGTTCCTTCGCTTACACCGTCCAGGAAGTTCGCCAGGCTGCAACCATTCCCGGAATGAACCTGGAGACTCGTCGCGCTGCTGCACTGCGTCGTGCTGCTGAAGAGGCAGTAAATGACATCGCATTGTTCGGTGATGGCCCTTCTGGAATGAAGGGATTCTTCAACAGCGATCAAGTCGATAAGACCGTCCCAAACAAATGGTTTGATACGGCATCGGTAACCACCGATGAGATGCTAGAGCTTCTAAATGAAGCCCCTACTCGCATCGTTCAGGGCTCCAATATGAAGGAGACTCCGAACACAATTCTGTTGGATTACAACAGCTATCGCATCATCTCAACGACGGCTCGCTCCGCTAGCTCCGACGAGACAGTGCTCAGCTTCTTCTTGAAGACTAACCCCTTCATTCGTTCGGTGGAACCCATCAACGAACTGTCTGCGGCTAACTCTGTACTGAGCAAAGATCGTCTGATCTGCTACGACCGCAGCCCCGAGAAGCTGCAACTGCACATCCCCCGCACTCTGGAGCTGCTGCCCCCTGAGCGTAAGGGTCTTGAGTACAGCGTGGCTGGTCACATGCGTATTGGTGGCACCGCCATCTACTACCCCAAGAGTGTTCTCTACGTCGAGAAGGCTTGATCGCTTTAAATTTATTCTTCAGAAAATGATTGTTACTTATTCTCCGCAACTGGAAAATCCGCCTCGCGATAAGGAAGTCACTTTGGGCTTCACCTTTATCGGAGCGCGGTCTGGTTCATCCGAGTACGTGCAGTTCAAGTCCGGTGTCAATCGCGATATTGATGCCGAGACTTGGGCAAAGGTGAAGGAGATGCCCCTGGTTGCAGACCTACTGCAACTGGGTGCTTTGTCCGTCACCGAGGACGTTGAGGTCGTTACACCGGCTCCTGCTGGCAAAGGTGGTCTGGCAACCATGACCGCCAAACAGGCACTGGATGCCATCAACACGACCTTTGATATTGACCTGCTCAAGGAGTTTGACTACGCCGAGAACCGGGTCCGCATCAAGAACGCAATCCAAAAACGCATCAGAGCAATCACTGAAGGTGAAGGTTAATGGCCGTTGACAGCGCAAGTTTCCTGGTGAGATTTCCTGAGTTTTCAAACCAGGAGACTGCTGTCATCACGTCGACCATTGCAGAAGCACAGCGTTTAAACGACGAGGAGCTTTGGGGCGACCAGTACGACGATGCGGTGAACTACTTCACGGCTCATCTGCTTAGTGGTCGCACCCAAGCAATCGGTTCTCAGATTGGTATCGCCAACTCACCCAGAACGACGAAATACGTCGGTGCTGCTGGGTACACGTTGGCTGACACTCAATACGGTGCAACCTATTTGTTTTTGAGGGAGGGGTTGGTCAACCTTACGGGTTTTAGTTACTGATGGGTGCATACTCTCCTTTCGATAACGCCGAACTGACCTTCCAGGTTTATGGATCATTTTCACTTGATCCAACGACGGGTAATGCCGTTCAGAACTTTCTTCCTGAATCGTATATCTGTAATATCCAGCTAGAAGGTGCTTTTGAAGAGCAGAACCAAGGTGTGAACAAGGTCAGCACCTCATGTTCGGGCAAGCTGTTGTCTCCTGCAATCTTCAGCGACAAGATCTCTATTGGGATGGAAGCAGCCGCAACTATTAATGGTGTGGAGGGTACTGTCCGAATCCTCGACCTTGGTACAAATATTTTGCCTTTTGCTCGTAAGACTCAGTTCCAGAGTTTTTCGGGTGTGTTCGAGCAAGTTGGTAAGGCTGGGTAGTTATGGCTAAGAACCATAGATTCAAAGGGAAGCAGCCTAAAGACCTTGAGTCAATGATGAAAATGATTGCAGGGAAAACATTCTCTGAACTTGTACCCGAACTGGATAGGCAATTTACAGAAGAAATACAATCTGTTGAATATCTTTGGCCTGGGACAACAAAGCGCAAAAACGGAAGAACAGTAAGTTCACCCAGAGATATTGTTGATACTGGTGACTTGATGCGTAGTCAGCAGAATAGAAAACTCAATAATTTTACTTGGCGTTGGATATGGGATGTGGAGTACTCCTCTCTAGTTCATAACGGCGCTGTTTTGAAGCGAGGAGGGAATTATCCCGCTCGTCCATGGACACAAATCGCTTTAAGAGTCGTCAAGCCAGACGATTTCCTATCAGATATTATTAGGAGAGAGTTGAATGGCTAGTGTTACTCAAATACGCTCCATCATTGACTCCCAAATAGGGTCATTGTTGGGGACTTATACCCTACCCAATGACGCTCAAATCCCCGCCCTTTGGGTTCGGGGTTCGCAGCAAATTCCGAAGGACTGGACTGTCAATGGCATTGAGTGTGTGATTGATGAAGTTCCAGACACCACAAATTCTCCGACTTTATCTAAGGCGGTTTTTCTAAACAAACTCTGGACGGTCACACTCACGTCTTTTGATGAGGCCACCACTTTAGAAAGTCCAAGGCTGCTTCTTTTCCGCGTTTTCCCTGATATCACGAACGTGGTGTATTCACCTCAAACTGATATCTCGTTTGAAACGCTGAAAATCCAAATCCCCGATTACTCAATTCTTAGTGAGATAAGCTAATGGCACAACTTCCAGGCGGTGCGTTTGCAAAGGGAAGGGACCGCATTGTGCGGATCGCTGACCCCGGCGGCACCCGACTCACCCCTGCCTCCCACGGCAGTGGCGTCATCAGCGGCACATACACAAGTCCCGCTTCAGCGACCATGCTGAATTTCAAAGGTCTGACACAAGCAGAATTCAGTCCTTCACCTACCTCTCAAGAATTCTTCCTGCTGGGCGACAGCGGCTATAGAGATTCTGTGGGTGTTACCCAAGCCGGTGAGCTTGCATGCACCAGCTTCTTTATCAACAGCCTTAATGGTAGTGGTGTTGCTCAAGGCGACGTTGACCCAACTCTGACCTTGGTGCTGAACGCTGAGTCCGACCCCGACGTTGAAATCTACGTCGAAATGTTGACTCTGCTGGGTCAAGACTCCAGCTCCAACTTCCTGTATTTCACCCGTGCGTTCCAAGCATGTGTGACTGACGTATCGGAAGCAGCTCCTAGTGATGGTCTGATCGAATATTCGTGGACCTTTCAAAGTAGAGGAGAAGTCTTTGTCGGCACTCTGAACAACAGCACAACTGAAATCGATATTTACGCCTGATGCAAGCTGAACTGCTTACTTCAGCTAATAAGCAGTCCTTCTTCATTAATTGCAAGGTCAAGGGTGATTTACTAGTGGTAGGAGCCGTTTTTATCGCTGCTTCTACTGCTTCGCCTTTGGAACTTGTCTCTGATGAAGGTGCTAATTTAACTGTAGAAATTCCTTCAGACGCCGTTAATCAGCCCAAGGGTGTTGTTGCGGCGGATACTTCTTTTTACATAGTTTCATGAGTAAGTATTCAAAGATCTTTTTTGGCCAGAAAAAGTACTACGACATCAAACCTTTTCGTTTTCCTGTCTACAACGACCTTGTAGCGGGAGAGATTGAGGGTATTGAGGAAACTGCTAAGAAGCAGGCAAACAATACGTACTCAATGTTGAAGATTGCCAAGTCAGTGGCAACAAAGCAGGACATCCCTGTGCAGGAGGCTCTTGATGCGCTTGCTGACATGGAAAATAACCAAGAGCTGCTGTTTGACTATGTAGACGAGCTTGCGGAGATTCAGTCTCAGGGCCAGTCGGTCAGTGAGATGAAGATCGAGACTGTGACCTTATTCATGCGTTATCGCGCTGAACTCAAAGAGAAGGGTAAGTGGATTCAGCTTTCCGATTGGGAGATGGATGACACCCGTGAGATGCCTCGGAAGTTACTCGACGAGATTTTTGAATTCGTTGATTGGGAGCGCAATGGATGGCCTGAGGAGGACGAAGAAGAGGCTGAGGAATCTGAGGGAAACTAACTGACGAGGCAGCCACCGAACGTATTGCCTTCTTGAGGGAGTACCTGGCTACCTCGCCCCTTGATTTACTTAGCTTGTATACGGAATTCCGTGCCACGCCTGGGGGAGCTGATATAGGTGCGGAAGCATTTGCTCGAATGCCTTTAAAGTTGATTCATGAGTTGATTCGACTTAGTGGTGAGCGAGATAAGCGTATTGCAAATATCTACTCAATTACCACCGCCAAACTGACGGGGATAATTCTTTCTATTGCTCAAAGTTTTAGTAAGAAAAAAGCTTCGCCTCCGTCTCTTGATGGGTTCCTGCCATTCCCCATTGAGGATGACAATGCATTCATGGTAGAAACCAAGGAGATACATAAAAAGTTAATTGCCCAAAGGAAGTTGCCTCTGCATGTAATTGCAGAATTAAATAAAGTAATCACTCCTTGACGATAAACTTAAATTAAGGCGAGGAGTGTAAGTGGCAGACAACAGATATGAATTAGACCTTGTTGTCAACGCCAGTAAGGCGATATCTGAGACTGCTAAATTTACAAAGGCACAGGAGCAAAGTGTCGACAGGATCAAGGCTGCACAGGAAGAGCAAGTCAGATCTAATGCGAAAGTTGATCGAGCAATAATTGAAACCCGTGCTCAGTACTCAAAAAAGAGGGCTGAATTAGTCAGGTACTCAAAAAACCTTAAAAAGAATCAGGCTGACGCTGACAGAACGGCTAAGGAACTTCTTGAGTTATCTTCTACGCTTGAAAAGCAGAAGCAAAAGCTTCGTGAAGGCAGGCGTGCCATCATTGAGTACAGCAAACAACTAGATAAGCTTCAGCGTCAAGCCTCTAAAGGTATAAATCTTGAAACGAGGTCTCAGAATGTTATCCCTGCTCCTCCGAGGATGCTGGGGCCTGGGGTTCCTGAAGCCGTAGGTCGTAGAGCAGCATTTCAAAGAGGTGCTAAAAATGCAGGAGCGCGACTAAATGCTGCATCCGCTGCAGTGGGTAGTAGTGGTCTGCTCGGTGGTCTGGCCACTGGAGCGTTCCTTCAGCAAACCGTTTCAGCTTCTGTTGACCTGTCTTCTCAACGCAAGAAGCTCGAGCTACTTAGTAAGCAATACGGGGAATATGACCAGGTTCTTAAAATTGTCAAAACCAGTGCAGATACCTTCAATAAATCTCAAAGGGAAGCAACAACGGAGTTTGCAAACGTATTTGCCCGTCTGAGACCGCTTGGAGTAAGCCTAAATGAAATTAAGGGGGTATACGAAGGGTTTAATACTGTAGCCATTGCAAGTGGCGCTACATCGGAAGCCTCAAGAATTGCATTTATGCAGCTCAGTCAGGCCATTGGTAGTGGTCGTCTTGCAGGCGATGAATTCCGATCTGTCTCTGAGCAGATCCCCGGCGTTTTGATTCCCATCGCGAAGGAGATGGGTGTCACGGTCGGAGAACTTAAGCAGCTTGGATCCGAGGGCAAGATCACTTCCGACGTTTTGATCAACGCCTTGAGTGGCAGCCTTGGAATGACTACCGAGGAGATCAAAAAATTTGTCAAAGAGCAGCCAGCAGGTAAATTCAAAGCCTTCAGCAATGCAGTATCAGATCTTGCTGTAGTTATTGGCGATGCATTGATGCCTGTTGCACTGGCAATCGTCGAAACGCTAACTGGTCTTATAGAGATATTCCTCAGGTTGCCTGGTCCGTTTAAAACCATTACTGGATTAGTCACAGGACTTGGAGCAGCATTTTTCACTGCTAATGCTGCCGCCGCTGCTTTGAATATCACCCTTAACACGAAATTAGCCGTTACTCTCGGGGCGTTGGCAGGCAAAATCGCGCTTGTTCTTGCACCACTTGTGGCCTTGGGCCTAGTGCTTGAGGACAATAAAAAGCGTAAGGAATCATTCGATGAAGCTATGGCATCGGATGACGTTGACGTTGTCGACGGGAAGATCGAGGAAATAACCACCAATGTCCAAAATATGGAGCAGGCTCTCAAATCTATTGAGGGAGCTGGATATTACAAGGGACAAGCGAGTGACGCTGAGAGTATCAAGAAACAACTTAAAGAAGCTAGGGAACAGCTTGAAAAGCTTGAAGGTAGAAGAAAGCTATTCATTGACGTTGAATTTGGCATTAAAGACTTCGATGGTGACAAAGCCGTAATAACAACAGATTTTAAACAAAGACTTGCTGATGAGTTGAAAAAACTTGGGCTCAAACAGAATAAAGGGAAACCTGTTTCAGAGATCAAACCTACGGGCACAGGTGGGCTAACTGAAGCTCAGCGAATTGAGAAAGTCAATGCCAACAACGCTCTTCGTTTAGCGCAAAAAAAGGCACAAATATCTATGAAGGTGGCTCGCGACGAATATGCATTACGTGCAGAGCTTGAGCAGTCAAATCATAGATTACAAGAAGGCAATCTCATAGGTCTCGCTAGACAGCAGCAGGCAATTTTAAATGCACGGATCGAAGCCATCAGACAACTAGAACAGCGCCAGCAACAGCTTACAGACTCTGTTGAAGGTGCCCAGCAAAAACTTGATGCCGCGATATTGCGACGAGATCAGGCAGTAGGAAATGTAGACCGTGCAAGAGCAGAAGGAGGCGTTTCTTTAGCTCAAGCAGAGCTGACAGGGGCGAAGAAAAACCTGAGTAATTTCCAAGCATCAACTCCAACGATGTTGAGCAACATCCAAGAAAACGTAGCTCAACAGTCCACAGAGGGCTTCAGGCAGCAGACTCAGCAGACACTAATTCAAGTTGCAGCTCTGCGAAAAAGAAATGAGCTTCTTGCTCAGGGTGTATCGCCTGAGGTGCTCCAGGGCGAGCTGGCAAAGCTTGAAATCGATAGACAAGCTGGTGTTCAATTAAAACAATTGAATGCCGATACAGTTTTAAATGCAGATGCAATCTCTCAGGTCAAAACCGAAGCAGAGAATGCTAAAAATGCTATTGATCAGTTAACAGCGGCGCAGGAGGAAGGTACTAACAAGATTCGCGATTACATCAATACCTCGATGGAGTTTGTGTCAGACATCCAAGGCAGGATTCTGGATATTGCTTCAACAATTGAGCAGAGTATTGGGACTGCAATTCAGGGTGTGGTTGATGGAACTCTTACCGCCTCTCAAGCATTCGGTCAGTTCTTCCAGAACGTCGGCAAAGCTTTCCTGCAGATGGCAGCTCAGATTATTGCGAAGTTGATTGTTATAAATCTGCTTAAGGCAGCCTTGGGCTTTATGGGCGGTAGTGGCTTCGGTGGAATGCCTGGCGGTGTCGGTTTAGGTGATGGTGGTGGCACCATTCAAAATGCATTCGGCTCGAAGTTCGGCACGTTCGGTCCCAACTTCGGTATTCCTCAACTAGCCAAGGGTGGCATCGTGACAGGCCCCACAACCGCCCTGATCGGCGAGGGAGGCATGAATGAGGCAGTTGTACCTCTACCCAACGGCAAGGCAATTCCAGTCGACATGAGAGGCGCTGCAGGTGGCAATGTCACCAGTAATGTCACCGTAAATGTCGCTACTAATGGAGAAACAAGTTCCTCTAGTGGTGACGGTGCCGCTAAACTAGGCAGAGCAATTGATACCGCTGTTCGTAAGGTGATTATGGACGAGCGCCGCTCTGGTGGGCTTCTCTATTCGGGACGTTAAATATGGCAGATCAAAATTTAATTATTGATCTAATTATGGGTGTTGAAGAGACCACTTCTCACCGTGTGCGTAAGTTTGGATTTGGCGATGGCTATGAGCAAATCGCTAAGGACGGCATAAATACAAAAGTTCGCGAGTACAATATCACCACTATTCCTTTTACTCTTTCTGAAGCACTTACTCTGAAGGATTCATTAGATCAGGTCTGTGCTGGCGATTTCTTCAAGGTCAGTAAATCCAATGGATTGCCCCCCTTTATTACTAATGAGGTCGTTAGGTTTCGCCTTGTAGACAACAAATACTCTCTTGTAAGCTTGCCCGCTTCTGACAAGTTTCAATTCACGTTTGCCCTCAGGGAGGCATTCTCGGGTTAGTTATTTAAATTGCTATGGGACGCTATTACGACGACAAAATAAGTCTTGCAGGATTAGATCCAGCTAATCCCTCATACCAAACATTGATAAATGCTGCAAATGCTGTTGATCGTGCAGAGAGCAATTGGTATGAAAGACGCAGAGAAGGGTTTGATCAATTAGATTTTGGCGATTTCAATAAATCAAGCGGTGATGTAGAAAGGAAGTATGCGGAGTTGGTTAGTGGTCTATCAGTATATGATTTTAAATCTACTTTTGATAGCGTAGGTCCCTCTAGAAAAAATGCCACTGGTGTCTTCAGGTTTGTCCATAATACATTCACCAATATGGGTATAACGGAGGGATATTCTACTGAAAGGTATGAAGAAGGTGAGGAAGATGACGATGGCAATATTGATTATGTAATTTCCAGTGATGTATTAAATTACCACGTAGGTCGCGGTAAAGGAAATGCAGATACACTGTATGACGATTTAAAAGCTTTCAGGACTAGTTCTTTATCAAGCAAAAATTTTTACAGGTTTGACGATGATGACGAGGATCCTGGCTTCGTCAGAGTATCTGATGTATTCAAGGGATTCGGAGAAGTACCCATAGCGTGGAAACGTAAAAGTGGATATTCTCCTCAACAACTTCAGGTAATGAACGCCGCTGGGACTGACTACAACCTTCAGGTTGGCCCTGTAATCAACGAATATAAAAATGTTCTAGACAAATACAACAAAGCAGGTGGAGGCCCCTTGGATTTTATTTTTTACGATGGTGGTACTCCTGACTTCATATATGAAAATTTTCAGGGTAAAAACACTTCGTATAACAGGCCCCAAAATCTTGATTCCGAACTCATCAAAGAAACCAGGGGGTTTGGATCATGACATTTAAAAGTGACGCCCTTATTGATCTTTATACAATTGATATTGGTTCATCTCGGACTGCTAAGGATTGGGCTGGGCCATTGAACCTAGTCCCCGCCAATCAGTCAGACGCAAAGTCTGTCACCTACATAAATATTGCGGGAAACACTGCAATCTATAGGCCCTCACATATGAGTGTTGGTGGATTTGAGATTTCTGGATCTAACAAGCTTCCACAGCCAAAGGTTACGTTTAGCAATATGGATGCAGCATTTACTGATATAAATAAAGAATTTGATGACCTAGTTGGTTTTAGGTTGATCAGGATAAGAACGTATGCAAAATTTTTAACCAAAATTGGTGATGATCCAGGCGCATCACCAAATACCAGTGCTCACTTTCAACCAGACATCTGGATGTTCAACCGCAAGATGGAGGAAAATAATCAGTATTGTGTTTATGAACTTGGATCTTTATTTGATGTAGAGGGGATCCGATACCCCCGCCGCCGAATGTATAGCAATTACTGCCCTTTTATCTATCAAGGTCCTGACTGTCAAAATACTTCAAGCTTTAGAAAGTGTGGCAAAACACTTGCACAATGTAGACAGCGTTTTGAACAAACTGGCGGTGACTTACGTTATGGGGGATTCCCTACCGCCACCTAAATATGTCTAAGTTGCACACTGATATTGCAAAGGCTTGCGTCAAGGAATTAGGTAAGGAAGCCTGTGGTGTTATTTGTGGTTCTGAAGTAATTCCGTTGAAGAATATATCAGAGGATCCCGAAACATCTTTTGTCATAGATGCCGCAGATTATCTAAAGTATCTGCCCGAAGTTATCTATCATTCGCATCCAGTAGGCGATAATGGTTTTAGTGAGCAGGATATTGTTGTAGCATCAAATTTACGGCTTATTTCTTATGTTTACGTTGTAGAGGCAGACCGACTGGAGAGGTTTTGTTCTGAGACAGGTACAACAGTTTTTGAAAAGGTACTAGGACGATGATGCAGATTAAATTCGCTGGTGAGATTGGTCGTCGGTTTGGCGCTAGTCATAAATTTGCTGTAAAAACACCAAATGAAGCTATCCGTGTTTTATGCCAGTTAGTACCTGGCTTTAGGACTTTCTTGACTTCAGCCCATGAACGGGGCATCTTTTTTCAGATCATTACCTCTAACCAGGAAGACGGAATTACCTACGACGAGCTGGGGCTTGGTTGCCAATCGTTCACATTAGTTCCTGTTATTACAGGCAGGTTTTTCGGGATGTTTGGAGGAGGTGGCGGGGGGTTTCTTCAAATTCTTGCAGGTATTGCTTTAGTTGCCTTTGCAATGACAGGTTTCGGCATCGTGAAGTTCGGTGTAGTTGGCACAATTTCTGCAGGCGTCCAGTCAGCTACTGCGGCCCTTGGCGTTGGCCTGCTATTTACCGGAGTGGCATCATTATTCGCGCCGGGTGTTCCGACAAACAAAACTGAAAATGTTGATGCGGACGATGCCGTTTCGGCAGGTGCTGCGCCAGTGGCGGTTAATGGTGAAGCAGTCCCTTTGTTATTCGGTGAATATCTAGTTTCAAGAATGCCCGTTATCGCTTCTTATATCAAAGATAACGAAGGGTTCTTTATGGGTCTTATCTCAGAGGGAGTAATTGCAGGTTTTCCATCTGGCGGTGTCAACGAAAATTTATATTTAGATGGTCTGATTGCGAAGTCAAGTGTTCTCACTGATGTTGAGTTAACAGATGGTACTCAAACCTCAAAGGTAATTCAAAATGTAGAATCAGCGGGCTTCAGTATTGGTGTTAATGCTCCATTTAATGCTCAAGGTGGTGACTTTGACGGGGATGACGATGGTATTGCTAATACGCAGGTAACAAGAACCTTTACACAGCTTGAGGCTGACACTGTTCGTGTTCGTTTATCAGTTGGTCCTTGTTATCAAACCAGAGTCAAAAATGATAATGACGGCGATACAGAACAAAAGTTCAAAGCTTACACCGATAGCGGTGAACAAGGAGATACGGATAATCCCACTCGCATGATTATCAAGATATTTAATGGGAATGGTGACATTATTCACGAAAAAGATGATGATGAGTTGATATTTGAGAAACAGACATCAAATAAATTACACGAATTTAAATTTGATATTTCCGGTGCGGTAACCCCAATCTCTATACAGGTAACCAGAGTTGATCGAAAAGGGCCTAGGCCCCCCATATCGGTTCAAGGTGGGTCTGGAACACGACAATACTCTTGGGTCAAAAGCGGAGTCACATGGGTATCAGCGGACGTTACATGGGCTGAACGACTTGTTTATCCGTTTACATCCCTGATGGCTTTACGATTCCAAGCGGGGGAGTTTTCACGTTTTCCCGCAGTGCAAGTCCGTCTTAAAGGCATCAAGGTTCCTACCCTAAATAACAGCTTAAAAGTCAGTTATAAGTTTAGTAAAAACCCTGCATTTATTTTGCTAGGACTTCTCACAGATCCTAGGTATGGCGCGGGTCATCGGACTTACACCAAAAATGGTGTTGAACATGTGCAAGCCGGGATACGAATGGATGATATTGATTTAGCATCTTTTAAAAAAGCAGCTAAATATTGCACAGATCACGGTATTGAGTTCAATGGTTATATAAACAGAGACTCTGATGCTTTAAGCCTGTTTAGAGGCATTGCTTCTACGTTTCAGGCTCAGATTATTTATGCTGGTGGATTTATTACTTTGGTAGTAGATGATTTGGTTGCAGATGCGGGTGACATTAGAATTTATTCCTCTGCTAATACTCTTGGATCTGCTGAAAGTGGTGAAGCATCCTCTCACTTTTCTTATGAGGGTACGTCTCGTAGATCTAGGTCTACTGCAGTGGAGGTCAGCTATATCGAACCTGCAGAGTTTTACAAGGAGAGGAAGGTTTTAATTGAGGATCCAAATCTTATTGATCGTTACGGATACAACCTACAGAGTGTTCGTGCCCTTGGTTGCACCAACGAGCTTCAGGCACGTCGTATGGGTCGATATACCCTTGCATCCAATACTCTTTCTACTGACACTGTTTCATTCAGAGTTGGCCCGGACGGCGCGATGTTGATTCCAGGCGACGTTTGTCTGATTCTGGACCCTTTAAAAACGGGTCTTGTATCAGGCGGAAGAATCAAAGCGGTCAGTAATAATACAATCTCTACCGACAGAGAGTTGACAGATAAAAATTATTCTTCTGATTATAAGGTTTATGTTTACGGCAAGTCTGGTGTCGCGCAAAAATACGATGTCAGTTCAGTTTCAACCAGCGGCTCAATAACTATTTCGGGTAGTTTTGGCAATAACAAACCAACAACAATGGATATGTGGGGTCTAGTAAGACAGAGAGATGATTTTCAGTCTGATAAAGAACCTATGTATCGTGTCCAGTCCGTAAAGGAAGAAGGTGATGGTACTTATTCTGTTATTGCCATTAAGTACGACAAGACTAAGTTCGCCTACGTCAACAACACCAAAGATAGTGAAACATTAACAACGGGTGGATATGGTAATAGATCTTACCGAGGTGCGCGGAAATTGACAGTCAATTCCAAGACCATTTCCTTCTCTTTACGGACGCCAGACTAATGACCGCCAATCCAGAATCTTTGATGACTATTACATGGCAGGCACCTACATTCCCTGCTTATGCGACGTGCGATGCGATTATTCCTGGATTTGTATTTGGTGGCGATGAGTTGGATTCGACTGTCGAAAGGTATGAAGTTGAGGTTTTCAACAACCTTCTTGATGCTTATATCAATAAAGGTTACTTCTACACTAATCAAGCTGAGTTTAGAGCAGCAGATTTAGGGGACGCTAAAGTTAGAATACGAGCTATTACAAGAGAAGATATTAAAAGCGACTGGGCTGAATCCGGTACATTTTCTCTATATGGCTTCACCAGTGAATTTGGTGATGTTAGGAACACAATCTTTTTGAGCTTTGTCTGATGACACTGTACGGTCGCGATGCAAATGGTAACGATGCCTATATCCGAGGCACCGGAGCGGGAACTACGACTGATGGTCATGTCACATTCCATGATGTGTTTTCCGATGAAATTAAATTTGCTGCTGTTGATCTGACAGCGTCGGGTGATCTTCTTACCGCAATCGCCGCAACCAAACTCAGAGTCACAAGCTTCAGTTTGAGTAGCGATGTTTCATGTGCCGTTCAATTCCAGAGTGAAGCGACTGACGACATCTCTGGTGTCTTCTACCTACCGGGTGCTCAGACAATTTCACAAAATTGCGAACTAGGCATTTTTGAAACTGATTCCGGCGACAAACTTAACCTTGTAATTACTGAGGATTCACTTCCGGTTCGTCTTGTCGATGCAACTGGAGACACATTGACCATTGAATCGCATGGTCTGAAGTTTCGTGAGGCTGTGAAGGTTGCTTCCACCGGCACGCTGCCAGCAGGTCTAACTGCAGGAACCGTTTATTTCGTCGTAGAGGACACCACCGACACAATCAGGTTGGCCACCTCTGCTGCGAATGCATCACTTGATCCAGCATCTGTGGTCGACATTACTGATGCGGGATCTGGAACGATCACTGTCACCCGCGCCGTCAATGTCGGCGTAACCCTGAGTTATAGGCAGGTTTAATGATGACAAAAGTCTATGGAAAGCTATTTGAAGACGGTCGCGATGGTTTTTTGATCATCAAACCCTCAAAGCCTTTCTTCGGCTGCAGTAAGCATGAAAAGCGTTTTCCTGTCAGCGAGGGTTCTGTCGACATTGAACTAACGCCCACTCCACCCGGCATTCAGTATTTGGTGGCGTTTAAAGATCCTGGTGATTTCAGTCGTACCGAGTTCACTCTCAAATGGCGTGTCCCCGCCGTTGAGGAACTCGATATCTCACCAGTCAAACCCAAGGTTAAAGATCCAACTCCATCACCGGGGTCTATCTCAGATCAAGTTCAATTGAAGCGACTGGCGACTGAGTTGGCGTCTACCCTTCAGCAAGTAGCGGCACTGCAGCAAGAACTTCGACAGACTCAAGGTCGTCTGGACGATGTGACTTCTAAGTTTGATACATACAAGCTTTCTGCTGAGCTATCACTTTCCTCCAGAGACGCTGCTATCACAAGCTTGAAGGATTCTTCAGAACCCGAAATTCGCACTGTATATAAATCAGTTCCAGTTCCTGCAGCACCTTTAAAGCAGAGGATTTCATTTTTAGAAGATGAGCTTGATCGTCTAAATAAGATTAATAATGAATATTACCAGAGTGTCGTTGAATTGCATCAGTTAAAGTTAGATAGAGCGCAGAGTCTACCTTCTCCAGGTCCTATTAGTAGTCCTGAAGATACTCCGAGGCAGCGTCTTATCAACAAGCTCTTTAACAGGTAGATATGAGTTTCGACAACATTGCTGTAACTGTTCGAGAGGGCGACACTTTCGATGAACTGCAGCTCAACATTGAAAAGCCATGGGGAACTCCTCATGACTATTCAAACTCGGTATTAGTCGCCGATATTCGTCGTTTCTTCAACGACTCAACCGATCCAGTTTCGGCTGTTGATAGTTGGGGAATTGTTGAGACCGACCCCACTTTGGGTAAGGTTTCTCTGCGTTTGTCCAGCCGCCAGACTGAAGCACTAGGGCGAAACACTCCACTGGGCTATGAGGAGCGCGGTATCAACCAAAGTGGTCTCGCTACTGCTACTGATCAGTCCGACGAGACGCAGGGCGCGTTTCTCTGGGACTTGCGTGAGTATTTCTCTACAGTTCAAGCAACTATTACTGGTATTACTGCCGGTACATCCTTTACCGCCCCTGGTGGAGTGGTGTCATCAAAAGTTCGTATTACGACTCAAGCAGATCATCAGCTAACTACCGAGGATCAGATTCTTATTTCTGGAACCGGTCAAGCTGTGTATGACGGAGTCAATTTTCAAGCAAATAAGTTGGTAATTATTAGTCCAACTATTTTCGAGATTGAACCAACAACAGCCGGAACGCCTGCTTTTTCTGCTGGATCTACCACAGGAACGGTATCCTTATATCAGGAGGATACTTTAGCAATTGGTACTTTAGAAGTTATTCCTCGTATCTCCAGAGATTCTACAAGCTAAGGGTCAAATCTAATGTCATCTGTCCAAGAAGGTGTAACAGTAATTACTACGGGCAGGACAACTCCGATCCCGGCAGGTCAAGCTATTAGCGATAAATCTGTACCGGTAGTTGTTGCTTCCGATCAGAGTCCTGTTCCGATTCTTGATAACTTGTCTGCCCCGTCACAGGTGCGGGATGACTTGTTGGGTATCCCCCGTGTTCAAACACCTCTTGCCATCTTCGATGATGTAAACCTCGTCGACGTGGATCCTGAGATTTGGGCAACAACTGAGGTCACATCTGGTGGAACGCGAGTAACCCAGGTCAACCACATCAGTCAGCAGTCTGCTGCTGAAGTTCTGCTGACGCCCTCCGCCGCAAACGGCAATGTCGCGTCACTGATCACCAAGCAGGCATTCCCGTATCAGACCGGGCGAATTGTCAGCACAAGTTTCGGTGTTTCGCTGAGCCGTGACTCCAGCGCCCGAATGGAATTTGGCATGTTTGATGCCAGCGACGGCTATCTGTTGCGCGTCCAAGGCGACTCCTTGTTCTATGTCCGCCGCACATCATCTGGTGAACGACCCAAGGATCATCTGGATGGATACACAGCCCAAGGCGTAGATCCCACAACTTTCACCGTTGATGCTGCTGTGATGGCAGCTCAGCCAAACAGAACTGACGAAGGGACCATTTATAGCTTGGTGTCTTCCTCACCCACTGTGATGGAAGAAATCGTTCCTCGATCACGTTGGAACGGCGACCGGATGGTCGGCGAAAACGGCGCTGCCCGTATCGGAGAGAACGACACCAACTCACTGCACGATCTCAGCCTGACCAACCTTTGCATGGTCAGGATTGAATACGGCTGGTATGGCGGCACCGGTTCGAGGTTGCTGTTCTATGTACCCGTCGATGCAAACCTTGCCAGTGGTGAGACGGCGAAAAATGCTCGTTGGATTATTGCTCATAACCTGAATTGCTCTGATCGTATTCCATACCCTTCACTGGGTAATCCGACTCTTCCGATGCACTTCCGTGCGGAGAAGACCGGTGCGTTGTCAGCTAATTCTTACCTGAGGAAGTACGGCGCTCAGATCAGTATTGATGGCGGTGATTACAGCAAGCTTTCGATCTTCTCTCAAGACGGCGCAAAGGTCACTGGTGTTGGTACTGGATCACTCAAGCCGCTTTTGGCTGTGCGGATTAAGGAAAACATCACCAACAACCAGGGAGAAGTAAAGCGCAACCTGATGCGGGTGTTCCCGTTGTTGCTGTCAATGGTCAGCTCCCACCGGGCGCAGTTCTTACTGATCAAGAATCCCGACACCATGGAGGACGCAACGTCTACTCCCGTTACGACGTTCACCAGTACTGGAACGCTTTCGGCTATTGAGTTCAACTCCCCCGACAGCGCGACCAATGCGATTGACACCTTTACTGGCGGAACACAGATCGCAGGTTTCTACACAGGCGATGCCGACGCCGACTCTGCTGATCTGACAGACATCTTCAGCTTCGCCCGTCAATACCTGACTCGGGAGGCAAACGCCGCCTCTGGAACTGCCGGAGACGTTCTGATCATCGCGGCCAAGTCTTTGGATAACGCCTCGAACACCGTTAAAGCCACACTTACTTGGGGTCAACGCTGATGGCTACCGCCTACCAACTGCCTGAAGATATCGGGAGAAAGGCGGTATCTCGAAACGGCAAGCAGGTCCAGGACGACGGGACCTTCCCCGCCGGTCAGAAAAAAGCAGCGGAGTCAATGCCCATCACCCTGCCAAGGGATGGGTTCACGCTGCCGATCATCGATAACTACCGTTTTGAGACGGAAGTTGATCGAGATCAGCTCGGTTTCCCCAGACAAAGTCAGACGTATACGTTCTGCACTTTGCACGATCAATTCGAGCTGAGTAAGGAAGACTGGATCTATGACGTAACGGGCTTAAACGAGCGCCCAGAAAACGATTCAACCCAGTCCGCCCGGTGGACTCAGCTTTTTGGGGCCAGTGCTGCGTATACCCCCGTCCCGAACGGTGAGATCAAGCACAACATCAAGGCTGGCAGCGCCCAGCTAATTCTGAACTCCAACGATGGAGGGTTTCAGCGTGCCAGGATTGCCAGTAAGAAGAGATATCGGTATCAGCCTGGTCGGATTGCCCGCGTCAGTCTTGCTGTCCGCATGTCGACGGATGAGACGCCGGTCTCTTGCACTCGTCTTTGGGGTGTAGGTGACACGACCGATGGTTTCTTTATTGAGGCTCAAGGAGACGGTGCAGGAGATCGTCTTGGTGTTCTCTATAGAAATAGTGCAGGTAATGGCCTCAAGTTTGAAACACGTATTCCTAGGTCCCAATGGACTGGAGATAAGTTAGACGGTACGGGTACATCGAAGCAGACGCTGGACCTCTCCAAGGTTCACATGTGGTGTGTGGAATGGGGCTGGTATGGCGCTTCAAACGTAAGGTTTTACGCCTATGTCGTAGATAAAACTGAAGAGCTACCGACATCAATCACTCAGGTCCCCCGCGCTCGATGGATTCTGGCTCATGAGTTGATGATCGCTGACACCTTGGTCAGAAATGACCTGACCGAGGATGACGGTGGGGGTAGCACTCGTCAGTTTGATGTTCCTTCGCTCAGAACGCCCAGCCTGCCGGTATGGGTCGAGATCAATAATTCAGGCAACATTGCTCGATCTGAATTTATCGAGCGTTATGGAGCTGCTGTATTTGTTGATGGTGGCACAGATGATAGGGCTTCGATTAAAGCGGTTGATGCCAGCTTCGGCACGTCTGCTGAACCAGTAATCGGCGGCAACTACAACAATGCTGGTGTGGTTGCTATGACCCTGCTTGCTAAGACAAAATTAACCAATTCAGATGGTCTACTTGTCGATAACTTCCTGGTTACGTCGCCTCTGCAGTTATCTGTCGAATCTTCCGACGCTGTAGAAGTCGAGATCTGGAAAGATCCAGAGATGGTCGAGCCAACAGAGATTGGCCATATCAATGGATCACTGGGCTTTAGGAATGGTGGCTATTTCGGACCCAATAACCTTGTTCCTGTATTTATTGGTAGTAGTGCGAGAAGTACCCCCGGTGATCCATCATCGCCTCTGGAATCAATTGCAATTACCCAAGAGCCTCCGCAAAATTATTTCCTGACTGTCACTTCACCTTATGAATCTACAGATCCTCAGACAGTAGATCTGAATTTCAGCGATTTCCGATTGGTCAAGAGTGGTCGAAAAGTTGCTTCGTTGCTTTGCCCCGCTGGGGGTCAGACATTTGATTTGCAAGAAATTTTTAGCGCCCAACGTGAATTAATTAGTGCTGAATACGACGCACCTGCAGAATTCCCCGTCAATACAACACTAGTTACGGTCACTTCTTTCAATACTGTGACAGGTGTTATCACCGTCGATAACGCTTTTCCACTGCGATTGTATGTCGGACAGCGACTAAAAAAGGGCGAAACCAACTTTTTTGTCCGCAGCTTAGAGTCATCAACATCCTTCACAGTTAAAGCAGCTAAAGTGGACACAGCACCTGTGACATCAGGTATTGCTGTCAACGACTCTCTGGTTGCTTTCTACGAGCTTGATTTAACTTCCAGTATTGCAAGTCCTCTGAAATCTGTTTACAGAACAGAGCTTGTATTTGTTCTCAAGCCTTTCGCTCATACAACTGAAGCATTAGATAAGACCCAGGAATATGACGCTGAATGGATGAACCTTGTTGCTGTTACTAGCTCTAACCCCTATACGGCTGTTGCATCGCCATCTGTAAATCTTCATCTAACTAACGGTGTCTCCTGATGACTGTCACTGGCTCCACGCTAATTAATACTTCTGCAACCGGACTTCCGGCTGATACTGACAACCGACCATTCAGTTTTGCAATTGGTACTCAGATTTTCCTAAATCCGACAGACGATCCTACTGATGCTGTTGTTTCGTTTAAGTTCAACCCTGATTTAATTTCATCTACATCTTCAGCGGGTTTGTCAACGGTTGCGATTGGGTTGGCAACTGACGCTGAATTAAATGATTTGGCGAGTTTTACATCTGACTATATCGGTACTGCCGATGCTGATGCATTCCCCGTTGGTTTCTGCAGATTGCTTAGTGCTCCAGCCCAGGTTGGTGTCAATGCAGAGGGTTCGCAGATATCTACTATTGGTCGATCCTCAGATGCTGAGTCTGTAAGTCTGGCGCTAAATACATTCACAATTACTGGCCATCCATTTGTAACCGGTGATCGTGTGCTTGTCTCAACGACAGGAACTATTCCAGGTGGGCTTAGTGCTGCTATTCCTTACTTTATTATTAATGACAGCAGTAATACAATTAAGTTTGCTACTTCTGTCGCAACGGCATTGGCTGGTACAGAAATTGATATTCAAACTATCGGCTCAGGTACAATTACGGTAGCGACGGATGAGATTTTTACTCTCAAACGAACTGGTAGTACAGGCAGTGTGACGCTTCAGAAAGGCG